TACCAGCAGACAGATGCTTCTCGAGGCGTGTTTAAGTCTCCAGCAGGTTACTCTACTCGTCTTACCGGCGTAGTTGGCTTAGCAACAACCCTTTCTAATACTGATCTAGATACCCTTAATCAGGGCCTTGCTTATGGAGGTACCGGAGCTGCTTACCCAGTAAATGCTCTTAAGGTAACCCCAGGAGCAGGTATCTGTGTTATGGGAGCTCGCACACTAAGCACAACTTCAGCTAACCGCTACATCAGCGTTCGTCGTAGTTTAATCTACTTAAAGAAAGAACTAACGGACCGTACCAACTTTGCCGTATTTGAGAATAACGATGCGTTGCTTTGGAATAAGATTACTTCTTCTGTAGCAAACTTCCTAAACATTTACTGGCAAAGCGGTGGTTTGCGCGGATCTTCACCAGATCAGGCTTTCTTTGTAAAGTGTGACTCAACCACAAACTCTGATGCGGACATTGCAAATGGCCGTGTTAATGTTCAAGTCGGCGTTGCTCTAGAGTACCCGGCAGAATTCGTACTAATCACTATCGGCCAGATCACCGGCGACGCGACGGTTTAAGGAGAAAATAGAAAATGGCTAGCCCAACAATTAACCCATTCAGTAGCGTAGCTACCGATCCAATTCGTAACTTTAGGTTCTTGGTGGAATTCCTTCCCCATGATACCAAGAGTTCTGCTGCTGTAGATTTCCAGAAAACCATTGGCTTTACCAATGCTTCAGGTTTTGGTATCTCTGTAGCTCCTATTGCATACCGTGAAGGTGGGTACAACACCGCAGTTCACTACTTGCCAGGCCAGACTAGCTTTGAGCCAGTCAGCTTTACAAGAGGAACTATTCTTGGTAGCAACCAGAATCACCAATGGATGCGCCAGCTATTTGCTGTGGTCTCAGGCCGCACAAATGCAGGTGTAGGCCATGATTTCCGCTGCAACATTGATGTATCGGTAATCAGCCATCCAAACCCAGCTAACACAAAGACAAGTGCCGGCGGACGTGCTACAAACCCTTACGACTTGCACGTATCAATGCGCTTTAGATTGTACAATGCTTGGATTTCAAGCCTGGTATATGGTGATTTGAACTCAGGTGGCGAAGGCCTTATGGTTGAAGGTATGACTGTTGTCCATGAAGGCTTCGATGTCAACTACGCACCTGATTACGCCACAACCGCAGCTAAATTCAAAATTTAATACCTACTACTAGAGGGAATATAAAATGACACAAGATATGAACACAATTAGTGCAGAAGAAAACCCAGAGCTCGCGCAACAACTAATCGCGGCAGCCCTATCTATTCCTACGGAAGAGGAAGGGTCACCAGAACCGGTAGAAGAAACTTCATCGGCTAAGGTGGTCCTTCCTCCTTCTGGAGATATAGAGCTGTTAGCAGGTTTGTACGATCCATTTACTGGAACAACTACAAACAATGCAGAGATTAGGGAGCTCAACGGTGATGATGAAGAGGCACTCTCAAAGATCAAAGATTACGGTCGTAGTCTCCTAGCAATTTTGCAACGAGGTACCGTAAAGATCGGCGATAAGCCCTGCACCCCAGATGTATTGGACTCACTCCTTTCCGGAGATCGCGAATACCTCATTATGAAGATTCGTGTGGCAACTTTTGGATCAAATATTGATCTTGAAGGTCTTTGCCCACACTGTGAAGTTCAGCAGACCTTTGCAATTGATCTTAATGAGGATGTTAAACTAGATCGCCTAAAAGAACCACAAGTTCGTACATTTAAAGTAGATTGCAAGATCGGTGAAGTAACTTTTGAACTTCCTAACGGAGCGGTGCAAAAGAAACTAATCACAACTGCAGATAAAACATCCGCTGAACTAGATAGTATTCTTCTTAAAGAGTGCATCTCAGCTATCAACGGATCACCAATTCTAGATCCTAATCAGGTTCGTAAGATTGGAATGCAGGATCGACGCACAATCTTAAAAGCAATCATAGATAACAACCCTGGTCCTGACCTAAGCTCTATCTCTAAGAATTGCTTAGATTGCGGGCTGGAGGTCCCGATTCCGCTTACCCTAGCGGATTTGTTTCGACTTTAGGCCAGAGGTCTACCAGTACTTAGTTGAATCTTACGAGGTTATTAGCTCAGTATTTACTGGTTGGACGTTGACTGAAATAAAGGCGTTAACGCATAGAGAACGTATGATGTGGCTTAAACGAGCAGCATTAAGAGTAACTAGAGGAGACATTCGTGGCATCACCTACTGATGGTCTTCTACCTCCAACCGGAGGTGGACCTAAGAGTAACTACTCTAGTAAAAAAGTTCTGCAAGAAATTAACGCCGAGACATTGAAGTGGAAGAAAAACCTCCTTGATGTAGAAAAGACCATGCAGCGTATTTATTCTACGTGGTCAAAGATGTATGGTGGCAAGGGCAAAGTAGGCGCAGCAGGCGCTAGTAGCTCTGGAGGAGGCCCTGGGGGCTTTGAGGGCCTCGCTATGCCATCAGTTGGTGGAGGAGCCGGAGCTTCTATCGCTAATGTAGGAGTTCCTGGATTTAATCCGCACGCTGGTGGCGGCTTGGGCATGGATATTAAAGCTACGTCTGACCAGATTATGGCTCGGATGGAGCAGTTTAAAGTTCCAAGAACTAAGCTTGATTATGGACTTTCTGTAGCAAGCGGCGTTCTAAAAGTTGGCGCTGTTGGCTACGGCATGATGCCTAATACTATGGACGCTGTAAATCAGAGACTTATGTCTCAAGGCGTTGCTACCATGACTGGTCAGAATTACCAGACTCTTATTAATCAAAGTAATGCTCTTGGTGGTACGGGCATTACTAGCGCTACCGGTATGCAAGGCGCTATGTCCATTATGAGCCAGGCTGGCGTTTTGCCGACTATGGGAACCTCATACAAAAACCTTATGGGTGAAGTTGGCGGCTTTAGTGCTGCAACTGGTATGAGTAATGAGCAAGTTGCTCAAGGAATGGCAGCAGTTAATAATAATAACTTTATTAGACTTGGTATGCGTGCTCGTGATGCTCAGGGTAACTTGCGACCTATTTCACAGCTTGCTAGTGAGTTAACGCGCCGTATGTACCCAGGACAAAAGCCTACTGTAGAAAATATTGCACAGGGTTTCAGACCAGGGTCTAAAGCTTACCAAGGTATTCAAGCAGCCGCTGGTGGTGATTCTAACCTAGCTAATATGCTTACTACAGCAATGCTTTTGCAGGCTAAAAATAAAGGCAAGCCTTTAAATATGACAAATGCAAAAGATGTCATGGATAAGTACATGGGCCTTTCTGCTGATGATCCGTTACGTAAAATTTTAAAAGCTCAAGGTAGTGAAGCAAAGCTTCTACAACGTACTGGTAAAGGCCTTACCCAAGGTTTTGGCGCTGCTATGGATACTCAGGCTGCCGTTAATGATGGTTTTTCAAAACTTGCTGAAGTACTACCAGGTGTTGTTGACAACCTTGGAAGACTGAAAGGTTTCTTAGATACCCTACCTCAAGCTGGAAATGCAGGCGCTACTGTAGCGGGTGGTTTAGCTAGTGCAGCGCACTCTGCTGGAAACGTAGTAACTACTTATTTAGGTTTTAGGATGGCCGGTAAGGTAGCTGCAGCAGCTGGAAAATTCTTAGGCTTTGGAGCAGAAGCAGCAGGAGCAGCAGCATTAGCGGGAAGAGCGGCAGTAGCCGGAGGGGCAGCAGCAGCAGCAGCTGGCGGAGCAGCAGCGGCTACTGGAGCGGTAGCAGCTACTGGAGCGGCGGCAACAGTAGCGGGAGGAGCGGCAGCGGCAGGAGCCGGAGGGGCAGTAGCAGCTGGCGGAGCAGCAGCGGCAGGGGCAACGGCAATCGGACTAATGGTTAAATTTAAAAGAGCCATTATTGGTGGTGGTGGTAAACACGTAGCTAAAAAAGTAGGTGCAGGACTTTTAGCTAGATACCTACCTTATGCGGCAGGGCTTGGAACTGTAGCACTTGGCGTAGAAGCTACAAACTGGGGTGTTCCAGCACTTCGTAGATTTGGCGCTAGACACGGTATTAAAGAACATAGTGCTTTAGATAATTTTGGTACAACATTAGGCTATATGGGCGGGTATGCAGCCGCAGGAGCCTCTAAATTTGGAGTAGCTGGGGCGATAGGTGGGGCCGCATTGGGTCTTGCCCGAGGTGTTGGGTACACTCTTTCAGGTATGAAACCTAATGAGCATACCAGAAACTTTATTAGAGAAAATGTAGAGCGTGGAAAAGCTACGGATGAGACAAATAGGCTTTACCGTGAACAGCAAGAACAGCACCTTCAAGATCCAAATACAGGTGGTGACAGTGGTTTATTAAGCACTCTAAGTAGTGCTGGCTTTAAGGGCAAAGGCCTTGACATGGCCTACGCTATTGCAATGGCAGAGTCTAGTGGACACGCAAACTCTCATAATACAAACTCATCTACTGGAGATAATTCTTACGGCCTATTCCAAATCAACATGATTGGGGATATGGGCCCTGCTCGACGTAAACAATATGGTCTAAAATCTAATGATGCTCTTTTTGATCCTTTAACTAATGCCAAAGTTGCTTACAAGATGTCTCATGGTGGAAAAAACTGGAAACCGTGGTCTACCTTTACATCTGGCGCTTACAAACAATATTTATCTAAGCATAAAGATATTTCTGGTAGATCTAAAGATGCGAGAAATAAAGTAACTGCTGCGCGTGGGGGAACAAGTGGAGGTTTAAATGCCCCTGCTGATGGCCCAATTACTGCTGACTATGGTCAAAAACCAAAGAATAATAAGTACTGGCGTTGGAAGGGCTACCACACTGGACGCGACTATGGCGTAAAGTCTGGCTCTACTGTTAGAGCGTTTAAAGAAGGTGTAGTTAAGTACTCGGGACCAGGTCAAGGATTAAGTGGTGCTGGAGAACCTTACGGTAATATTGTAGTTGTAGACCATGGTGGTTACCAGAGTATGTATGCCCACTTAACGCGTGGAACAGTAAAAGCTGGGCAGCATGTTAAAGCTGGTCAACAGATTGCTCTATCCGGGCAATCAGGTAGTGGCGCTGCTGCTGGTCCACACTTACACTTTGAAATACGCAATGGTGGGTTCCCTAATTCGCATGAAACAGATCCTAGACCATACCTAGGCGGGGTAAAAGGTAATGGTGGTTTAAGAGACTTTGGACAGAGCTTAACAAATAGTGTAGGAAATGCAGTTAAATCTGTGTGGCACCTAGCTTGGGGAGCACTCAAGGGTAACCAGGGACCAAATACTATGGCTCCAGGTAGTCGTGCTCCTTCAACAAGTCTATGGGATACAATTACTGGTGGAATTACTACTAATGTTTCCGGTGATGACCACAGCTATATGGGTGCTTTTGGTGGAGATAAGGGCATACCTGCAGGTATATCTAGTATAAGTTCTGGTCAGGGCGTAGTTATAAATATGAATGTAACCGTTAATGGTACAAGCCATGGAGATGCTCGTAGATTTGCAAATGATGTTAAGAACATACTTGCATCAGAATTAAGAACAGCTAAAATAGGGTCTTACTAAGGAGTAAAAATGGGTGACAATCAAGACAAACAGGTACTTAAAATTAGCACAGAGTACCAAAAAATTATGGGCCTTGCCTATCTTGAAAAAGATGGAAGTGTTGGAATTGTAGACAGAACTATTGGCGGTACTGATCCAGCCAATGCTGCAAAGAGACCTATAGTTTTTATTGCTATTGGTCATCCTGAGCAGATCCCTAAAAGTACTCCTCCGGGAGCTGTTATTTATGAAGTTAAGCCTGGACCTGACGGACACGTAGATACCTCTGGTCATTATGTTACCTATGCTTGGTACTACAAAGAAAAGTACCCTAAAGCAAAGAAAAAGAAAAAGAAAAAAGAGCCGCCACAACCAGATACGCTTCAAGACGTATTTGCGGGTAGAAAAGGTAAGTTTAATCCTCCTCCCCACAACGTTACTCGCGCTATTTCTCCCACTGCTTTTGCTAATTACAATTTAAGCGCAACTGCTGATGTAACAAACGTTACAAACGCAATGAAAGCTAGAAGAAAAGGCTACATAACTGAAGATATTGAGACTGCTCTAGATGCGGATGGTAATCCAAAAACTAAAGCGTCTCAACTTTGGGGCTTTGAGTTTATGTATAATCCTGAAAAGTTTGGACATTCTATTAGTAATGCAAGTTTTGAACTTGGAAATGCTGAAGATACCGCTGTCAATCTAGCTGGTGCTCAGCAACTTAGTCTTAACCTAGTAATTAATCGAATGGTAGACATGCCATCATTAAAAACATATTGGCTAGAAAACGTAGAAAAAGTAGTGCCATTTACGGGTCAAGCTCCTGATTATCCGCGACCACTTCTGGTAGAGGACATTGAAGGTCTTATTAAGCGTGGTACAGAATACGATTTAGAATTCTTATACAGAGTTTTGAATGGTGATCCGCAGCTTGGCCCTACTGCGACTATTCCTACATCTGATTTTGGCTACGCTACTCAGGTTCCTGTTTGGCTTACTATTCATGAAAATTTTAGGTACAA